CTACTGGCTTCCGATGCCAAAAATGGAGTGAAGCATGAAAAAACGAACAATTCAAGAAATTGCTGATTTTTTCGATGTTCCGATGGAATGGGATGGAGAAAAGGTATTGTTCAGGATAAGTCCAGCAACTGTAACAAGCGACTTTAATACTTTTATTGAAAAGCCTGACACGCATTATGTAATACAGTTTGAACCGAGGAAGAATAATGAACACAGAGACTTTTCTGCATATGAACCATCTGAAACAGAATACACAGACCACACGGTATCATATGGGCGGAAATATTGTGAGGCGTGTTGGGGAGAACTTGACACTGGCTTCCGGTGCATGAAGTGTGGTAGGCAATATCACCCTCGCAGGGGAAGTGTTGTTGCTATAGCGAAGATGGAATAATATGATTGATGATATTCTGTTGCAAGAAATTTTCTCATTGCGGGAAAAACTGAAAATCGCAATAGAGTATATCAAATTTTATGACCAAACTTTTGATGAAAACGAGTTTGTCCATCAAGTAGGTTCTGTCGATTACGACCAATGGATTGAGGAATTGCATGAAGAAGAAGATGATGATGACTGATTTAATGAAACGCTATGAAGCGGAGACGGGTGAGAAACCGAAGAAGAAAGTCCTGGTAATGTATTCAACAAAAAGATACGGATGGGGGAGAGAAAAAAATCACCTATTCTACACAAATAAATTTATCAAGTGGGTTTTTTCAATTGTAGCGCAACTGCTATTAGAGAATGCTCAACTGGAAGAACAGTTGCGCTGGAGATTTGGAAGCGAAAATCCAGAGAAAGAGGGTGACTACTTAGCAAAGTGGTCAAATTACAGTGACCCTATAAATTTGGTATATAAAAACGGTAAATGGTTTATGCTTGAAGACGAATCTCCAGAACTTGTATCGGTACGTTCACCAGAATACTGGATTCCTATACCACCTTTGGGGGTAAAAGATGAATATAGCTATTGATATGAGAGATGCCGCAAGGGATTTTTTATTGGAGCAAGGAGTTTCTGAAAAAGTGGTTCCAATTTTATTGGAAAAGGTTCGTAAAAAAGTCAAAACACAAATAAAGAGCGGAAATGCTTCTCTAGAAGTTCAATCAGGTGCATTTGTTTTCGAAGAACTAGCTTTTTGGGTTTCAGCATTGAATAAAGGAGCTACAGTAGATTGGATTAAGCTGTGGAAATAAAGGAGGATTAAGATGGCACCGATATTGCTCTTGAACGATGTTCAGGAGTTTGAGGTTGCCACCGAACCAGCCTATGCAAATCGGTGAATAGGAGAATGGCGAAATTGGTAGACGCGGGTAGACACCCTTGTCGGTACTGACCCACGACCTGAAATCGTGATGAATGTATGTAGACCCGGCAGTGCAGGTTCGAATCCTGCCCGTCCCAGATGTAAGAAATGGTACAAACTAAGCTACTTATTATGATAAAAAGCGAAATGAGGAGGGTATATGACATTTGAAAATGATAGATTTGAAAATATTTTATTATCTGTTATTGGAATGATAAAAGTGGATATCGAAAGATTCAGAGGTGTGTGGTACGAGGATGGACAAATATTTGTCTGCACGAGAAGCGGCGGCGATAATGCCGAGTACTGCCCGAATAAAGAACTAGAAAATAACCCGAATCTCGTGGATGTGCGTAGCGATGAGGATGATAATACGTATTTGTACTATATTTTCTCTGTCCCCAAGCAATATTGGGATGACATGGAGCTACTTGCGTCAATGAGCAGGCAATTTATTAGTTTTATTGAAAATGAATTTAAGGAGATCGTATGAATCGTCTGGTCCATTAAGGAGATTAAAGACGAATGTACGAGAGTTATTTTGCAGTTGATCAAGGCTACCACCGAGCCAGCCTAGCGAATCGGTGAATAGGAGAATGGCGGAATTGGTAGACGCGGGTAGACACCCTTGCTGGTACTGATCCCAGACCTGAAATCTGGACTAAAGTATGTAGACCCAGCAGTGCAGGTTCGAGTCCTGCTTCTCCTATACTCGTATTGCTACTAAGTAGTAAAATACTTAACACTTGATAGCACTTTTGGGAAAAAACTTCAGAAAAAGTGCAATATTTTTAAAATATATGTTGACAAGGAACAGAGAATATCGTACTATATGAGTGTAAGCAGGAGGGAGTTATGGAAACAAAAAAATTCAGAATAATGACAAAGTTCTCACAGCCGAGAGATTTTCCTGCCTCATTCGTGGCAGGAATCGCAAAGGAAACCGCGGAAGCTGTATATGTGTATGGACATGCACACATAGATGGAAAAAATTGTATTCGGTGCGGAAAAGAACTTTCTGGCCAGTATTCGGAAGTTGGCCTGTGCTATGAATGCTTGAGCTACTGGAGCTTGGATATTGATCCAGACTGGAAGTATGATTATTCCAAAATGAGTGATTCTGACATTGCCGAGATTAAGAATCGCATCGATAAAATGGTCGTTGACCGCTGGATTCCGAAGTCAACGATCCTATCAGAAGAAGAAGTCGATGAAGTGATCGAGCTTCCTGCTGGCCATAAGATGCTGGAGGACTTGAGCAAGAAAGGCCAGAAAGAAAATCAAGAAAAAGTGCAAAAGAATCAGAAAACTGCCACAATTGATGGCGAAAAGATCATCATTCGATTTCCGTATGACGCGAATGATGTTAAGCTGGTCAAGGCGATTCCTGGCAGAACATATGATCCTGTGAAGAAAATATGGTCATGTCCGGTTTCTCCGGAAGCGGTTGAAGTTCTGGAGAAAGCAGGATTTGAGATTGACAATTTGAAATAGGAGGAAAGTATGAAAGATTTTACGAAAGAACAGATGGAAATGTGCAGGAAGTGTCCATGCCGGAAGTGCTGCTATGAAGAATTTGCAATTCGATGATAAAAAATATTAGCTAAACAGTACATAGCGATAGATTTCGTTGAGAGACGATTGGAGGCAGAGGGATGACTTACTTAGAGAGCTATGAGACGTTTGATGACGCAGACAAATTAGCGGAAGAGGTTATTCATGACGTTTGGGTTGCTTCATTGTTTAGTATGTCGTATAGGCATAAAGTTATCATTGAGGCAGCAGAGGATGTTTTTAGTCGCAAATTTCCAGACTACACGGGGCTGAAAACACGATTGAGTGAGTTATCACTTTAATTTGAGGGCTGTGAGATTGATAAGGATTACTGGGAAGCGCAAGAGAAGCGATACAACGAATATATATCGCAAGGTGAGTTATTCAGTCCGGAAATAATTCAGGCAAGCGTATATCAAGGCGAGTTATTAGGTTCTTGACACATTCCTGTAATAATGTATAATTAAAATATGACCACGAAGCAAGAGCTGTTCATAAACAATTATCTCATTCACTTCAATGCGACTAGAGCGGCGATTGAAGCTGGGTATAGTGAAGATACTGCTTATTCAATAGCTAATGAAAACTTGAGGAAACCTGACATCAAGGAAGTGGTCGATAAAAGAATAGCCGAAATCGTTGCGCAGACGAACGATAAGCGTGCTTATTTAATTAAGTTCTGGCAAAAGGTAATAGATGATCCTGAATCAAAACAGAGCGACAGGATCAAGGCAAGCGATCTTCTTGGTAAGTATCTTGCGATGTTCACCGAGAACCTACGATTAAGCGGCGGCATTCAAATAGTCTATGCAGATAAGGACGACGAGAAGCTGTGAATACTGTGAACTTCATAAAGACACCAAAACAGATAGAAGCAACTCGTCTCATGGCCGAGAAAATGGAAACACTTCTTGAAGGTGGAAGCCGAGCAGGCAAGACGCTCATTATTGTGCGGAATGTTATATTCAGAGCACTGAAATATGACGGAACAAAGCATCTCATCGTTAGAACGCACTTCAATCACGCAAAACAGTCGATATGGCATGGTACGATTCCTGATGTTATGAAACTCTGTTTTCCAAATATAGAATATAAAGAGAATAAGTCTGACTGGTTCATTCGGTTCATAAACGGATCAGAGGTTTGGATCGGCGGAACGGATGATAAAGAGCGAGTGGAGAAAATATTCGGTACAGAGTATGCTTCTATTCACATAAACGAAGCAAGTCAGATGAGCTATGAAGTATATGAAACATTGAAGACACGATTGAATCCGCCGAAGAATGTGCCAGGCAAACTTATGATCGATTACAATCCGCCAAGTAAGAAACACTGGGGCTATAAAATCTTTCATGAAGGCGTGAATCCGGAAAACAACATGCCGTTGAAAAACCTCGATAGATATGGTTATCTCCGGATGAATCCGGTGGACAACGCAAACAATCTTAGCGAAGGCTATCTTGAAACACTACAGTCTCTCGGCGAGAAGCGCAGGCGAAGATTTTACCTCGGCGAATACTCGGACGACACCGAAGGAGCCTTGTGGCGGCGCGACTGGATAGCGAGAACAAGAGTTGATGGCGTCTCTGATCTGACCAGAGTTGTCGTTGCCGTTGATCCTGCGGTAACCGGTACGGAGAATTCCGATGACACAGGAATTATTGTCTGCGGAACGAAAATGGTCGACGGCAAAGAACACTACTACGTGGTAGACGATTATACCTACCATGGCGACGTCTACGGCTGGGGGAAGTCAGTTGTCGAGGCCTATACAAAGCATAAAGCCGACAGAGTAATCGGCGAAGTCAATAACGGCGGCGATCTCATTGAAATGAACATTAGAAATTACGACAGAAATATATCTTATGAATCAGTGAGAGCTACGAGAGGAAAGGCATTGCGAGCCGAGCCGATAGCAGATTTATATGAACGAGGACTGGTTCATCATGTCGGAAACCTAACGGAATTAGAAGATGAACTGTGCTCCTGGACGCCATTAGACAGTGAATCGCCGAACCGGCTTGATGCTGTTGTGTGGGGCCTGACGTATTTATCTTCGAAAGGCACCGGAATTTATTCCATTTTATATTGAGGTACATATGACTACGAAAGAAATTCTTGCAAGAATCGAGGATTACGAAAGCTCGAAGATTTACAAAGACATGCAAATGTATAGAGAGTACTATGAAGCCAGGAATCCAGAGCTCATGGCGAAAGTCGCTGATCGAGACAGGCGTCGGAAGAAACCGAACTGGATGATTCCTACTCCGTATTACGCGACTGTGATTGACACGATGAGCGGCTTTCTCTTCTCTGACATACAGTATTCCTCTACTGAAGAATACCAGGAAGTTCTTCACGATCTCTTGGACAAGAATCACATCGAGACAAAAGACATGCGGACGGGAACATATGCGTTGGCGTATAACCGCGCATATGAATTAGTATATACTTCAGGAGAACCGGCGCAAATAAAGCTAGCTTCACTTGATCCACTCACGATCATTCCTATTTACGATGACACGATTGAACATGAATTGGTAGCTGTCCTGTGGAAGCGTGTCTCAAATGGAAAGACTTTCATTGACTATATAGACAAAAACGTTTGGCAGTACTACGAAGAGAAAGATGACAAACTTATAGTCCGAGAGCCGGAAAAGCAACTGTACTTTTCTCGTTGTCCGGTGATTGAGTTCAAGTCAGAACTCATCGGAGATTCGCCGCCGTTCAGCGTGGTGATCAGTTATATTGCTGCCTTAGACTGGGCGATTACCGGAAACTCCAACGAAATAGATAGATTGGTTGACGCTCTCTTAATTCTTTCGCAGCAAGTGAAACAAGAAGACTTAGACAGAATGCCGGAATGGCAAGCGCTGACTGGAATTACGAAAGACGATGTTATACCGCAGTACATAGAGAAGCAGTTGAGTCCGGAATTTAGAAAATATGTCACTGATCTCCTCATTAAGGAAATCCACAAACATTCTCATGTGGTAGACTGGTTCAGTGAAAGTCAGCTTGGCGAGGCTTCCGCAAAGGCGCTGAAAACAAGATTATTTGATATGGACATGTTCTCAAAACGCATTGAGAAGATTTACCGAATCGGAATAGAGCAGAGAATAAATCTCTTAGGCGAACTTCTTCAGTATATCAATAAGATCACGCCGGAAAAGGTAACCGTTACTTTCTCTAGAACGGTACCTTCAGATCGAGACGAACTCATTAACACGCTGAAAGGCGTTGACTTCTTGTCAAACGAAACGAAAATAGAATTGGTCGGCTTGGACGTTGAGCAAGAGAAAGCACGCTTGGAGAATGAAGCTCCGAGTATTAATCTGGATGATTTCATACCGAGGACAGTAAATGAAGCTTGAGAGCATGTTCAAGGCAAAATACGCAACTGGCGAGGCGCTCATAGCTGATCTAGAGAAGAGAATACTAAAAGACTATGTAAAGCGCAGAAACGAGGTCTTGGAAATACTGAAAACAAACTATGCAAAATACCTCACCGATGTGCCTGGCGCAGACTATTATACAACGCTAGCGCAATATAACCGCTTGAAGAACATGGAGAAAGAAATAAAAGCCGTTTACATTACGACCGGCAGGTTTCAGAAAAGCGAAATAATAAAAAGTCAAAGGCTTATATTCGAGGAGATGTTCTACCGCGACGAATATACCATGAGCTTCTTCGCGGACAAGTTCGGCAGAGCAGTGAAATTCCAAGCGGTGAATCCGCTTGTGCGGGATGTGTCGGTTACCGGCGATGTGGAGCTCTTGAAACAAATCAAGAACAAGGCGGAACGGAAACTAGCGGAACAGTTGATTCCGCCGGCAGGAAATACATTAACTGAAATGCTCGTGAACAATTCAAACGAAGCTTTGAATAAACTCTATGCTACAATTAAGCAGGGTCTTATAAACGGCGAATCGTATTCAAAGCAAACAACGAGAGTAAAGAAAGTCTTTGATTCTCACGCAAGCAACGCTGCAAAAGTTATTCGGACGGAAGGAAACCGGAACATGAATGCCGGAAGTTATGCGTATTCGCAAGAGCTAGGACAAGCCGGCGTGCGAAGCAGAAGGCAGTGGGTTGCGACTCTAGACTCTAGAACGCGAGACAGTCATGCGCAACTTGACGGAACCTTTGAGGACGAAAACGGTCTCTGGCATATAAACGGCGATTCTGCGCGGTATCCAGGCGATTTCACTGATCCTGCCAACTCGGTTAACTGCCGCTGTACAGTTATTGACGTGATCGAAGGACTGGAGCCTACAGTACGAAGAGGAATAAATCCGCTGACCGGAAAGAGCGATATTCTAAGCTACCAGACATACGACGAGTGGCTTTCGGGGATGAAAAAATATAGTTAAGGAGAGTTTATGAGATTTTGTGTGCCGATAGATATTTTTGAAATAGATATATTTTTCTTCATTGGCAAAGAAGAATCTAAGCGGTTCTTAAAAGCTACTGGATTAAAAGATGTTGATTTTGATAGCAACGGTTTTACAGCTCAAAATGCAGTATGGCTAAAAGACGATAATGACATGCAATCAATTATACACGAAGCGCATCATGTGAAAAAGTTTATTATAGAGCGTAAAGGCATAAAAGACGAGGAAACGGAAGCATATTTAATTACTTATATTGTTTCTCAAGTGGTGAAGAAAATAAGGCGCACAAAAGGTGAAAAAGTTTAACGATATATACTTTAAGAGAAATTGGAAAACTGAAATGGGTTCTTGACAAATATTTTAAATATGTCATAATTGACACAAAGGTATTTTATGTATTGACAAATTTATAAGGAGTGTTTACAATGGAAAAAGAATTAGAGCAGGTGCAGGCAACGCAGGCACAGGCTGACACGCAGGCGACACCGCAGGCGAATCCAGACATTGAGAAAATTAAGAAAGAACTTGAGGAAAAGTTCAAGGCTGAAATTGCCGGACTGAATCGGAAAGTCTCTGAAGCTGAAAAGAAGGCTAAGGAACTCGAGAAGTCCAAAATGACAGCGGAAGAACTCGCGAAGGCTGAAAAGGAAGAACTGGAGGCCGAGCGGAATGCACTCAAGGCAAGAGCACGAGAGCTTGCGATCAAGGACGCACTCGTTGATGTCGGGCTGCCGAAAGACTTAGCTAAGAGCATCAGCGGTGAGACCGAAGAAGAGATCAGAGCAAGCGCGAAAGCTCTCAAGGGGTTATTGGATGCTCAAGCAAAAGCGCTAGCTGATGCGGAGATTCAAAAGCGCTTCGGCGGAAAAGAGCCGGTTGGTGGCAAGTCCGAGGAAAAGAATACGTTCCAAAGCATGTACGACGACGCGAAAAAGCGCAAAGACATAGCTGGACAACTGGAGATCAAACGGCAAGCAACTATCGCCGGAGTTACAATTAAAGAATTTTAAAATTTTAAGAGGTAAAATATGGGTTCTACAAGTGCAACTGCTCAAAGCTATAATGACCTTAATGTTTTGGGGCAGGTGATGCAGGTCGGTGCCGGTAGACGGACGCCGTTTTTCCAGGCAATCGGCGGGCTGAATGGTGTAAAGAGAGTACCGGCTCAACAGTTTGCGATGAGTGCGGTATATTCGTTGGATGCCGGTGCTAATACGGTTATTGACGAGACTGCTTCTCTCACTGCCGGTACGGCGAAATTCTACGCAAAGTCGCAGGAATATAATGCTGTCGGTATTGTGAAAAAGGAATTTGCTAGTTCTCATCTTCGCGAGGCGAACTCGCAACAGCTCGCTAACACAAATGCGGTGTATTCTTCCGATGCGCCTAGTGTTTCGGAATTTGATCGCGCGGCCGCTAATGCGATGAGTCAGCTGGTAGTCGATTGGGAATACATTTCCTTGCAGGCAACTCGGGTTGCTCGCAGTGCGGTGGATACTGATGTGTCTCCTGGCGGACTTTTGGATACTTCGATGGGTGCTATTGCTAAGGTGAATGCTTCCAGTGCGGCTCTTACGAAAAAGCTCATTGACGAGCTGATTGAGACTATTGCCGGGTACGACGCACCGATGGAAAATCCAACCATTGTGATTCCTCCTGGGTATGTCAATGATCTGAACGACATCTACGGCTTTGCCGAACAATCTCGAGAAGTCGGTGGTGTGAATCTGACGCAGATTTTCCTTCCGATCATCGGACAAGCTTCGGTAATCTGGACGAACCAAATGGAAGCGAACAGTCTTTTGATCGTCGATTTGGCCTATTGTAGTCCAGTAGTGCTTCCGCATAAAGGCGGACAGGATATTTTGATGCACGAATATTCCGACGGCGGAAGCGCAAGAAAAGGGTATATTGAAGGTTTCATAGGTATTGACTTTGGCAGCAGATACTACCATGGATTTATTTATGGCTTGGCTTAAGACTCACAGAACGAATGCTCTTTATAGAGCTTTGTAGGAGAAAAAAATGAATACTTTTGATGTTATTAAGAATCCGCAGTTGCGGGAATTCTTTCGCGACAAAGGACAATTTAGAGGCTTGACTGCTACGGCGGCGGCGATTCCGCAGAACAGACTGGTCGAAATTAGCTCAAACAAAATCCAACTTGGTACCGATGACGATGCGAATATCATCGGGGCTACGCAAATGGGTGCAATCAGTGCGAACGGGACTGGTGATATTGACTTTGGCGTAGTTGACGTGCTTTGTTCTGGCGACTTCTCGATCTTGGACAAACTTACCGGTGCGGCTGACGGCCGAGTAAGAAAGAATATAACAGCGCAAGGTACTTTGCTGGCGGCGACTGCTGGCGGAAACTTTGGTAACCAGCCTGCTGGAGATACTGTACAGGTTTTGTCCAGCTCAACTGATGATACTACGCAGACAGTGACCCTATACTACACAAAAACCGGTGCAACCGGAACTGTGACTACTGAAGTTCTGAATCTGAACGGAACTACGGCTGTTGACACTTCGGTTGCTACCGTCCAGACTGTTTTGGCTGTTGTCGTATCTGGCGCACACGTGGGAACTATCACAGTACAAGAGAAATCCGGCGGTGCTGACATTATCACTTTGGCAACTGGAACTAATACCGCAGGCTTCCATGCAACTACTTCTGCCGAGGCATATGGTGCAAT